GTTAGGAGGAGTTACATAAGTTTTCTCCTCTATTACTTTCTTTGCAAATAAACTTGCAATCCACTTGAATAATTTTACGATTAGTTTTTTCATAATTTCACACTTTAATAATGATTTGATACCATTTTTTAGATGCTTTCAGCGCATTTTGAAATCTCTCAGTCATAGCTTCAGAGTTAGCTTTCTGAATTTTGAGTTGCAGTTGAAGTCTGGAAATCTCTTCCATGTGTCTAATTTTGTTACCTTCAACTTCTTTGATTTTCAGCTGAACTTTTTGAACAAGTCCTTTGTTGTCTGTCTTCAGCTTTTTGCAGTTTACTGCTAATTGTTTTCTACATGTTAATTTTGCCATGATTTTTGATTTTAAAAGGTTAGTAATTATTTAACTTTTATTCCTGTAATATCTTCAAAAACGATTGTATTAAAATTTGGAAGTTCTTTCAATAGTTTAATATCATTATTGCTTGCTTTATCATAAGCCATCTTCCATGCTTCTTTGTAGCCGAAAGTCTTTAAATAGCCATCCGTAACGAAAGCATCTTTGTTGATAGCCTTTTCTTTGTCTGACATAAAAGACCACCATACCCATTCATTTAATTCAAAATAGATAAAAGTAGGTTTTATTGCCTTATCCCAAATGCTTCTTTTACAAGGCTTATTAAATACTAGGATGTCTTCAGGTGTTATAGAATTAAAATGACCAGTATTGTAATTCCCTGAGTTACTGTACCCTGAGTTACTGTTCCCTGAGTTACTGTCCCCTGAGTTACTGTCCCCTGAGTTACTGTACCCTGAGTTACTGTACCCTGAGTTACTGTACCCTGAGTTACTGTACCCTGAGTTACTGTACCCTGAGTTACTGTTCCCTGAGTTCCTGTTCCCTGAGTTCCTGTCCCCTGAGTTACTGTACCCACTATTACCAACGCCAGTATTAACCATTGTCAATAATTCCTCCCATTTAATTTCTTTAACTATCTTAATCTTATGTCCAACTGATTTATTGCTACCATGCTTAAGCCCACCCGTAAGATGAACTTCTGCAACCTTGTTTTCAGGGTCAAAAGAATAATAACTAAAGCAATCAACAGCTTTTTTACAGGCATGAAATCCTGTATTACACATTGAGATATCACCTTCATGTGTATATGTCTTGCCTATTTCATATTGAAACCCTTTGCAAGTCCAATCTGGATTAAAAACTTTGTACATTTTCATAATTAAAATTGTTTTAGTAATTCGGTTAATAATGATCCACTATCTGTATTTTTTCCATCAAGAATTCCGTCAAGGACTTTCCTTTTCTTGTCAATCATTGTTGCAATCCTGTCTTCTATTGTTTCATGTGCCAGAAGATAATAAATGGAAACACTATTCTTTTGACCAATTCTATGAACTCGGTCCGATGCTTGTTCTAATGCCCCCGGGGTCCAGGGTAATTCTAAAAATGCTACATCACTGGCAGCAGTTAAATTAATACCAACACCGGCAGCTTTTATATTTCCTACAAATAATTTGATCTTTTTGTTATTTTGAAATTGGTCGACTGCTTCCTGTTTTTTCTTTGTTGAAACAGATCCATCTACTTTTACACTAATATCAGGAAATTCATCCATTATAAATTGCATAGCAAATTTGTGGGTTACAAATATTACTAATTTCTTACCTGATTGTAAAAAGTCCTCAACCCAATCCATTGCCTGATTTAGTTTCCCTTTTACTGCAAGCTGTTTTAATGCTTCAATAGAAGATAACATTTCGGCTCCTTTTGCCCTTTCTGCGGCTTCTTCACCCTTTGTAGTATGGACCCATTGAATAAAGTTATTTTCTGCTTCTGTATACTCTTTTCTATTGTCTAATTCCATTGGAACAAAGGACCAGACTTTATTAGGTAATTCTTTTAGTACATCCTTCTTTTTTCTCCTGAGCATTACGGTAGTTGATAGGGTAGTATGTAATTCAGGAATATTTGTAGCTCCGTTAAAATCCCATCCAAACCCATTATATTTTGCTCCACAATATCTTTCCTTAAACTTCCAGTCATTTGGGAATACTTCGGGATCAATAATGTTTACCGCATTAAATATTTCAATAGGTCTGTTTTCAATAGGAGTACCGGAGAGTGCAATAAAATGAGGAACACCTTTGGCTAACATTTTTAATGCTTTGGTTCTCAGTGCTTTATTGTTCTTCACTAGGTGAATTTCATCCCCTATAATAACTTTTGGATTAACGGCCTTTAATGTTTTTCCCCACGCCTGCAAAATATCATAATTTATAATAATAATATCACCTTTTGGAACATGTACTTTTTTACCTTTTAGAATCTCAGGATTTGGATCTGGCATCCATTTATACAATTCTCTTTCCCAATTCAATTTTAAGAAAGCCGGGACCACAAGAATAGCAGGGCGAATTTCAGGATGTAATTGTAACCAGGCAATAGCTTGTATTGTTTTACCTAATCCCATTTCGTCTGCAATTAAGGCCCTTCCATGTTTACTATCAATAAAAGCCACACCTTCATATTGGAAGGCATACGGAGTACCTTTGAGCCCTTTAATGCCATCCTTAACTATTGTGTTTTTCTTATAATCAATATCCTGAAGGTATTGCAACAAATGCTGGTCAATAGAAAAATTCCATTCGACCAATGTTTTTATAGTGCCCACATGAATAGGAGCAGACCAACATTGTTGCTTTTTATGATATTTGCGACCAGGTAAAGTTCTAATCTGAAATAGAGTTTCAAGATTATAGGGATAAACAATTTTAATTATTTGTTCACCTTTATCATTTTTACCTATTGTGGCTTTTTTATCTTTTATGGGCCTTTGTGGTATCATGGGAATTTATTGGGTGTTTATTTGTTAAGCTTCATTAAAAAATACTTTACCGGTATGGTATAGCTCGTCAACAAAGCTAGTTATCATATATTTATCATAATAATAAACTTTTGAGTTGTCGTTTCCTTTGTCTGTTAAATAGCCATTATCATCATAATAATAACCTTCTGTAATTCCAGGGGCAGAAGTTAAACCAAATCCGGCATCTCCAATATCATCAAAGTATTTATATTCTGAATTACCCCTTACACCATCAAATAATTCATAAGCTGCGTTATAATGTATATGGCCTCCAAGCTCCATATAACTATCATCAATTTCCTCAATACCATCTTTGTTGATAGTTATGATTAATCCGGCATCAACTTTTTCAAGTGATATGTAATTAAAATCTTCTTTCATAATAATAATAATATATTTATTTGGTTATTTAATTGCATTAATTGCTTTGTACATTGTCGAGCAATGTAAGCCTGTTGTATCTTTTGTGGATGCCTGGTATCCCTGGAAGTCTTTAACTACCGTAAAACGGCCTATAATATACTTCTCAGGTGTTTTTGCTTTGCTTTCCTGTTTAGCAGGTAATAATAAGTTAAATAACAGGAATATTATAAATAGTATTTTCATAGGTTTATTCTTCTCTATAAAAAGATATAAAAGTTAGATCTTTAGTATAACTAACTCTTAGATTAGAGGGATACCCCCAATATGCACCGCCTTTATCATATCCACTATTTAATGGTATGGCACAATCAAATACTTTTTTATTACCTACTTTATTTATATCACCTTTATCATTTCGACCCATTGGTGCCCCAAATTTACAGTTTACCTTTGTTATTATTTTGTCGATAGTTCTCATAATTTCTATTTATTTGTTTTATCAATAAAATCTTCATGGTATTCACAAGGAAAACCATCTAAGCAATTTTGATTAATGCACTTTTGTTTATAGGTGCAATGTTTTGGGTTTTTATCCTGTGCTGACGTTATTAATCTTTGCATATAATTTTCAGCCATTACTAGATCAAAGTCTTTATTATTCTTATACCTTAATAGGCAAAGTCTGATTTGTATTTTTAATTCTTTTTTATCCATAATATTTATAGTTTAATTAGTTTAAGAAAATGATAAGATCAATGGTATTACTATTTTTAAAGTCCAGGTAAACATACCATATAAAGCCGTTTCGATATGTTTTACCGCCTATAACATATCTATATTGATAATTCCAGGTTGTCATAATAAAATAAGTTTGGTTATTTATTAATTATTTGCTATTTCGATTAATTGTATAGGATTAGTATAAAATAATTCAATAGCTCTGCTCATGCAAATAGCTATATCAGGATCTTCTTTCACTTCGTCAATATGATAATATATTAAATGAATAGGATCTTTATCCGGTCCATTGTCAATATAAATATCAAGGCTTTCATTGTCTATTGCTATTGCCATATCATGCACTCTATTTGTATTAATCATAATAGTATAATTTTAAGTAAAGTAAAATAAGTTTGGTTTATTAAAATATTATAATGTTAGTATATCTTATTAAATAAATGGGTGCAGCGGTGACAACTTTCTTTATTGCGATAATTCACATGTTAACTAAAATCTTCCGCGTGGTTTTTGCCCAATGTTGCAATCATTGTTTTACCTATCATACCAACAAGTTTTTACTGCACCCAAATATTATATTTTTAGTTATCCCAATTCAATTCTTTTGCAATCCTGTTCATTTCGTCCCTTGTAATACTGTGACAACCTATTTTTAGGTCACCATTAAGGCTAATAACAGTATAATAGCCGATTTTAAAGCCTTTTATATCTTTGCCGGTCTTAATCCTTAAGTATAATATTTTAGCTTCTTTAATCGGTACATTTGCGCTTTGTGAAGTTTCAATATTATCACCTTTTACCCTCAAATATACTTTACCATGTTTGTAAGGTATTTTACATCCGGTCCAGGCATTAAGATTAGTTTGTAATTTCTTTTTTTGCTTTGCTGTCTCGCTTTTTACCCTTTTTTCTCTTATCCTGGTAAAATCACAGTTTTCGAAAAGAGTATCAATATCGGATATATTTAATAATTCCTTTTCTGCTTTTGTCAATAGGGACCGGATCTTAAATAATTTAACATATCCCTGGAGTTGGTTTAAATTACTCTCAATTTCGCCTTTATAGCTATATTTACGAGCGTTTTTATGTTTGTTAATAAAACGCTCAATTTCGGATAAATAGTATTTAATGTTCTTTATATGTGAATCTTTGCAGTATTTTGCATTCAATGCCACAAAAGGCACCTCAAAGACTGTTTTATGATTAATCGCATATTTAACAGTTTGTTGGTGCCCGGAAGTAGTATTTGAATAGCTATTGGAGTTAACAAATACTATATTATTATCCTTTGCATATATTTGAGCTATAGCAAAGTGATACCCATAAGAGTAAATAGTTAAGCCGGAATAGAAAAAATTGCGTCCGGAATTTGTAGCTTCATTTTGTGCCTGAGATGCCCAAAGATGGGAAATTTCGTCTTTGCTTGTAAATACTTTTTTCATTATTTCTATAGTTTGATTATTTATTAATTAAGAGGGAAAAATACTATTATATTCATCCCACATTGCAGTAACATAAGTATTAGAACAATGGTAATATTCAGAGTTAACAATATCTAATATCCTTAATCGTATAACTTTACTATTTTTACCATGTATTTTGATTAATCTATTTACCATATTACAGGCTTCTATTTTGGTTTGATTTGACATAACTTTATTTTATTAATTATTATATGCTTCTGCACAATCTTCAGAACAGCAAATTTGATCTTTTGTATCTGGTATAAATATAGATCCACACCATTTACATTCTTTTGGCTCTTTCCAGGCATCCGGGCAGCCTGTTTCATGACATCTAACACCATTAATATACATAATATTGCATTGGTCACAGTTTAACATAATTTCTATTTATTAGGTTATTAATTACTAATCACCAGGTTATCAATTTAAAGCTTGTTTAAGGCTAATTTAAGCCTGTTTAACAACCTTATTGTATTCCGGTATCATATTATCCCGTATTGCTTCCAAATTGCTTAGATCGCATTTAATTAACTCATCATAAGAATAGGAATAAGCCGGTAAATAATCAGTAAGCATTAAAATATTACTAATTACAGACTGTTTAAAATATAAATTTGCATTAATCATAATAAAAAAGATTAGGTAATAATTAATAATTCAATTCGCCATCATTTTGCGATTCACTTTTATAAGTCTTTAGAGCTAATAAAATAATAATTGATAAAGGAATTAAAATGTACATAATAGATAAATTTGGTTAATGTTTATAATATACCAGGTAATTTAATAGATATTACAGGTTATTGATTAAATAAAATAGCGGATCTGTCATTTGATAATCTTATTGTATCAAATGTAGATCTTTCAATGGCTGCAATAAATATATTATTCCTTGTATTGCTTTTTGAATAGGTGCGAATAACGGCTTTTATAAACTCTTTCTTTGTCATTGGTTCAATGGTAGCAATAAAAGCATAAGAAGGCAAAAGATCCACAAAAAGCATGTTTAAGTTAGTTTTATTCATAATAGTAGTTATTAAATAGGTTAATGTTTATAAATAATCTATATAACAGATGGAGTTTGTTGCGCCAAATAATCACATTCTTTGCGACTAATAAAGCCTAATCTATGCAATCTATGAATAATAGTGTAATTTGTATGGAAGATCATATCCATACCACAACCACCAATACTAAAATAATGGTTTTTATTTCTAGCTTCTATAAAGTTAAGAGCCTTAAAAAAGGCAAAGAAATTAAGATAGTTGTAATTATGCGTTCCTTTGCTACATTCCAGGAACTTAATAGTTCTACTCATCCCGGATGAGGAAACAGAACCAATAGTACAAATAATTCTACCTTGTTTTATAGCTTTAATGTACCGGATTGCAGAATTATAAAAATCCTCAGTATTAAAATAGTTAAGTTTATTAATACCTTTTTGAATTTCTTTGTTATCTTCAATCTTTTTAATTATGCGTTCCTTTTTAATCATAATAGTATGTATTAAAGTTTGGTTAATGTTTATAATTTTGCGCCCGTAACAAGAATCAAACTTGTACCTTTTATTATTTCCAGGTTATCAATTTAACGGGCAAAATAAGCCGGTAAAAATACCAGCTTTATTAATATTAGTTATTATACTCTTCTATTTCATTGTTAAATGTCTCTTCCAGGTCTGTAAATTGTTCAGAAGTATAGATAAAATTATCTTTTACTATCTCTTCCAGATAATCAAAACGGCCACGTCTAACACAGGCCATAAAATCATTATAAAGACTTTCATCATTCATAAATAACAGGCTTAACTCTTCATCGTTGTACATTGTAATATCGTTCATAATAATAAGTATTAAATTAGGTTATAAATTAAATATCAATAATAATAAATGTTTATTTCTTACAAAAATCCCTAATAGCATCCTTTACAATAATACCAGTGAGGAAATAAAAACCAAAGGAACTAACAAATAAAACAAGGGATAACATAATTTTATCTAATAAGGTCCCTGTACTGGTAAAAATATCAATACCCATATAAAGGAATGCAGAGCCAATAAGTAAACAAAGCAATGCAGGTAATAAGGTATTAAGTAAGGAATGTATTTTAATATGCTTAGATGCGTTTAAATGTATCATTGTAATAAGGTATTAAGTAAGTAAAGCAAATAGATTAGTTAGTTATTAGAGTAAATAGTCTCAGCATATAGAAAATCGGTATACTTATCTATATCCAGGCCATAACATACGCATATAAAATTAATATGATGTAAGTAGGCACTATAAAAGTGATCAGTAACACCATTGGTAAATGTGATACTTTCGTACATCTCGTTATCGTGGTCTTGTGCTATCATTGTATTATGTATTAAATTAGTATAGTGTATCTCTTGCCTTGTGTCCGGTGCAGACTCTTAATTACTGCATTCTTACTATACAAATGTAGGTATAGCATATCATATAAACAAATCTTTTAACAACTAATTTAACAATACTTTAAAAATATTGTGTATAAGCCGATAATTTTTGAACGCAACAGCCCCAAAGTAGTTAGCTTTATAAAGTAGTTTATAATGTAAACCAAATAACAGCAACAGTAACAGCGAGTTATAATTATATAGATCAGGGATCCGGGACCGAGAGCAACCAGGCAAAGGGGGGCGGGTCGTTCTGCCGGTGCGATAAAGCACGAGGTGCTGAACACACCCTCCACAATTTTTACAATAAAATTTGGAAACACCAATCCTTACAATAAATTTTGAAAATTTTTATTGGAGCCACAACTCGCTTTCCAACTTGTGGCTAAAACCCACATGTTAAATAGCCACATGTGGGTTTATAACTTGTGGATAACTCGCCTACGGGCGTGCACACATAATGCGTATCTTTCTAAAAGTTTAAAGTAAGAAGAAAGACATGGGCAAGTTTAACGATGCAATTATTGAGAATGAAGACATGGGGTACTTGTACGGCAAGTATAACTCTGATCGTCCGAGGCAAGTACAGGAGCTGGCTCTACTCGGTGCATCCCTTGCACAAATAGCAGCAGTCATGTGTGTCACAGTAAATACCATAAACAATTGGAAAAAGAACCATAAGGAGTTCGCTGTGGCTTTAGCAATGGGTGAAATGCCAGCTGATGGTGCTGTGGCTGCAAGTTTATATAAGTGTGCAATTGGTTATGAGTACGAGGAAGAGGTTACGAAGATGGTTGATGGTATTCCCACTACGATAACGATAAAGAAGAGGAAACTACCAGATCCATGGTCGGCAGCAAAATGGTTAAGCATGAGGCAAAAGGAGAACTGGTCGGCTTCACCGAAAGGTCTTGGTGAAGGTGGAACTACGAATATTCAGATTAATCAGTTTGATTTGTCGAAGGTTAGTACGGAAGAGATGCAGTTGTTAAAGCAGATAGGGATTAAGCAATTAAAGCCGGGGGTAGATAGTGGAGCAGAATAATGGAGTAGCCCTATCTAAGGAGAAGGTAATGCAACATTTACTGGAGAATCCTATGCTTTTGCAGAGGGAACTCAATAATAGGAGTTTATATACGTTTATACAGTATTTTTGGGATTTTGTGTCAGCTCACGATTTTAAGGGGAACTGGCACATTGAGTATTTATGTAAGGAGTTGGAGATTTTGGCAGAGCGCGTGTCACGTGGTGAGGCGCGGGAGTATGATTTAGTGATAAATGTCCCCCCAGGCAGCACTAAAACTATTACGTGTAGTATTATGTTCCCGGTCTGGTGCTGGACCAAGTGGGAATGGATGCGCTTCATTACGGCATCGTATTCGGGAGCACTATCATTGGAATCAGCGGAATACTGTCGGGATTTAATACGATCTCCGGCATTTTTGGATGTATATCCGGACATTACCATAAAAGAGGATAAGGACACTAAAAGTAACTTTAGGATAGCTAAGAAGGAAACTGGGTTAGGGGGAAGAGTCAGGCAGGGGGGATATCGATATTCTACGTCAGTAGGAGGTACATTGACGGGGTTTCATGGGGATATTCTGATTGTGGACGATCCCTTGAATCCAACACAAGCAGTTTCAGAGGTGGAACTGGCCAACGCGAACCGTTGGATGGAACAAACCCTTTCGACAAGGAAAACCGATAAAGCAGTAACCCCGACGTTGCTAATAATGCAGAGACTGCATCAGGATGATCCGACCGGACACATTCTGGCCAAGCAAAAAGATAATGTTAAGCATATTTGTATGCCCGGAGAAATCCGGAATTATAAGGATAAGGTGAAGCCTGCAGAACTGGCCAAGCATTATGTGAATGACTTGCTCGACCCTAATAGGTTGACATGGAAGACCTTAGAAGACTTGGAATCTGACTTGGGGCAGTATGGTTATGCAGGGCAAATTGGGCAGGACCCAACCCCACCTGGCGGTGGAATGTTTCGTGTTGACCATTTTGTGTATGTGGACAAATCTCCTAATCCGGTAGACGTGGTTCGAACAGTTCGATATTGGGACAAAGCTGCTAGTCAAGATGCGGGAACATTTACTGTTGGGGTGAAGATGGCACAAATGGTAAATAGGCATTGGGTAATTCTGGATGTAAAAAGAGGACGTTGGGGCACCCACGAAAGAGAAAGAATAATGAAATCTGTGGCTGAGGCTGATGGAAAAGATGTTATTGTGTGGATTGAGCAGGAGCCGGGAAGTGGTGGAAAAGAGTCTGCAGATGCTTCTATCTTAAATTTGGCAGGTTACTCAGTGTACGCAGAGCGTCCTACAGGGGATAAAGTGTTTCGGGCAGATCCTTATTCAGTTCAGGTGAATAACGGCAACGTGATGCTTCTAACAGCCCACTGGAACTCTGTATTTGTTGAGGAACATCGTTATTTCCCTTTTTCTACCAATAAAGACCAGGTTGATGCCGGAAGTGGTGCATTTAATAAATTGACATTTAAGAAGATTGTAAGGAGAATAATTTAAAAATATAAGCATGAATTGGAAAGAAATAGAAGAGAAATACCCTAAAGGATTACAATTATGCAATGATTGGCTTCAAAAGAATAGACAGATATGTTTTGGAGGAAATGGTTGGACTACATACATGAGTGATGCAAGATATTTTCAGTTTAGGGATATGTATGACTTCTTTGATGAGAATAATATATTTATTGATGTATCATTGGAAATACAATATACCAGAGAAGTGGATGAAGATGACAGAAACCCACATTATATACCAGACGGATTCTATTATACAATTCATGATAATAGAATATCGTTAGCATCAGATACAGAATATAGAAAACTAAGAAGTGATACAGAGAAAGTAGCCTTTACAAAAGCATTTGAAATATTAGAAAATAAAGAAGAGTAGTATAAATAATAATTGTGGTATTGCTATGTCCAAGTTAAGTCAGAGCAATCGGGCTTTTTTACGGTAGCAGTGCCACAATATAAAACTTAGTAATTATGGTAAGCGAGCACACAATAGATTGTCCATTATGTGACAAAGGAGAAATTACAGTAAAAGTAGGAGAAGCAACAACTAATGGAGTTGATGTTGTAATATCGGCTTGTACAAGCTGCGGACGGAGGCCGAGATTCGATAGGATTTTTCCACAAGCTCAAGCTCCAATAAGAGTAAACAAAGAAATATTGACCACATAAAACTTTAGAAACTATGGCTAAATCACATCAGGAAGAATATAGTGATGTAAATGGAGCAGACGTAGATCTTTTTATAGGGCTACATGCATACGCAGTTTAACAGAATAAGAATGAAAACAATCTTTAAGTATATAACAGGTTTTGTAACGGCAGCAAGTGCTGTGGCCGTTATATGGGTCATGGCTGCTTATTTTACTACAAAGGATAATGATCAGGTAATTGTTCAGGACCAATTAAGTATAATAATCGATATACAAGAAGAACAGAGAGTGGCTATAGATTCTGTATGTGGGAAACTTGATGCAATACAAAGTGATGTAAAAGCATTGAGTGGTGAACAGAAGGCGTTAAGAGGAAGTTATGTTAGATACTTAACAAATGATTCTGCATTAACTAAGGATGATTTTATACAGTATATGCAGGGACTCACATTTGATTTTAAAAAAAAAGAGACAGTATCAGAATTGACAGTATTAGACGAAACTATAACTTCGAAATAAACGTAAAGAAAAAATGGACAACGGAATTCTTTTTACAGTTAAATCACTCTTTGAGATAGCATTATTTGCTGGTATGCTTATCTTTATCGTGGCTATGTATAACAAAATGATTAAACCGGCAGAGAAGAGAAAGTATGTGGCCAAGAAAAGAGCGCGATCTTTGAAGGAGAATGCTGTATATGATGTTGAAATTAATAGGTTGGTATATGAAATTAAATTGAATGTAGCAGCCTGTAAGATTATTGTAGGAAGGTTTCATAATGGTGGGTTTTTCAACAATGCGTTACCCATGCAAAAGTTTACTGTAACGCATGAAACACCATTGGGGAGTGCTGTTCCTTTACAGGCGTGTGGTCAAGGTGTTCTTAATTCAAGATATCCGGAAGCAATGTTGTGTCTTGCCACTTTAGATACATATGATGTATATGATGTTGTTGATTGTAAAGATCCTAATTATAAACATGACATGGAGAAGTTTGGGTTTAAGTCATCATTTATGTTTTTGATAAATCAGTTTGATGGAGAAGAAGAAGGATTTATTGGTATTAATTACCAACACACGCATGTAATGACACCGGAACAAAAAGATAAGGTAAGGGATGCTATACCAAGATTACTTGGTTTGATAAACATGAAAGAAGAACATTTAATAAACTAAAAACATAAAGACATGGCAAACAGTAGAAATGATTCAAGCTACCAAAAGTATGCTACGGTAGACACTCTTCCGGAATCGACTGGTGAGGGGTATTATACAAATGAGATTAATTTACGTGAATTACAGAAGGATTTCAAAGTGCAGAAAGCTTTCTTTTCTATTCGTGAATATGGGGATGATGATTCTATGGATGTATCTGATATAGTGGTCACTCTTCAGTTTAAATGTGCTGATGATGAACGCTGGCAGGATTATCGTAATGAAGGTACTGCTTTTGCTACGGGTGATAGAGTGGCAATAGAAGACACAGGAAAAGCTATTCGTTGGAGAGCTGGTGTAAAGGAAGATGATTATACCAGTGGTGCAGTTACATTTGGTTTTGATTGGTAAAAATTAAGAAATTATGGCAGTAGTAAATAAGGTAGTAAATAAGGTAGTTTATCCTACGGTAAAAGATGTAATGAATTTTTCAGGGGCTAGTTACCCATCTATCATTGACGATGGTAATACTGTTGCTTGGTATGATGCGGCTGCTGCTTATGTCATTAAAGATGTATCCGACAGGGTTAGTCAAATGACAGACAGAACAGGTTTGGGTCATCACCTTGTACAACTTACAGGAGCAGACCAGATGCTTTGGAGTGCTACGGGTGTATTAGGAGATGGCGTTAGTGAGTTTATGAAAACTGCAACCTTCACATTTGAGCAGCCTGAAATGATTTATATGGTTGTTAAGCAAGTTAGCTGGGCTAATGTTGATAGGCTCGTAGATGGTGATGTTAATGATTCCATGTTAATATATCAAAATAGCTCTACTCCTAAACTTGATGTATCTGCCGGGACACCCTCTGCCCATAATTCTAATTTAGCAGTTGGCGACTGGGGTATTATTAGGGTATTATTCAATGGAGCTAATAGTACATTCCAAATAAACGAAACAGTTGCCCTGACTGGTGATTACGGTGCATCTGATGCAAATGGTTTTACTCTCGCATCAAGAAACTCAGGTAGTAATGTTGCTAACATAGAAGTAAAAGAGATTATAGCGAGAAAATCGGCTGACACCGCAACAGATCAGGATATTATATACAATTATTTGAAAACTAAATACGGTTTATAATGATAGCAATTTTTAATAATGCGGAAAGCGCAATAGAGTATTCAGATAAGGTACATGCCTTTTTACAAAAGAATTGTAAAGGGTATAATGCTGAAAAATGGCAGGATATCAATAAGGCTGATAAAGCAGAATTGTATAGTGTTAAAGTGCCTAGAGAATTATCATCTACAAAAGTATTATACACTATTGACAAAGTGGTTGATAGTGTTATTACTAAGGTTGATGTGAGGGTGGAATTTGACAAGGTGGTTGAAAAGATATCGGTTATTGAGAAGGTTGTTAAATTGCCTATTGACTGGAAGCCTATCGAGATAGAGATTAAGCCAATAGACGAAAAGATAATAACTATTAGAAAATGATTACAGCATTTATCATATCAACTATTTTTACTTTATGGTACGCATGGAGTAGATCAATGCACGATAAGCATTTGTTCGGCACAGAATATAAATGGCATTGGTGGGCTTTACAAGAGGCGATAGTGCTTAACACGGTTTTTTGTATAGGGATGTTTCTATTGAATGATTCTTACTTATTTATTCAGGCGTGGAAGTTTATTATCCTATGGTTTGTTAATGCTTTCTTCTTCTGGATGGTATTTGATTGCTTGATGGGTTGGCATGCAAAAAGAGATATATGGTATATTGGAAACACGGGATTTGATAAACAGATAAGATTAACTTTTTACTATTACACAAGGAACATAAAAGGGAAGGTTTATTTTGGAGTCAAATTACTCGCATATATAATATTTACTTTGGGGGCTTATTTTGAATTTTAATAATATAAA